AGGCTTAGTAAAGTCCTGCATAGTAACAGCGATACGTGAAGCTTTATCCGTATAAGCCATAGCTGAGTCAACTACTGACTTCTCTACCCGTGAGCTGAAAGGTATTAAGTAAGAATGAGCAGGTAAGTAACTATCTACCTTACCTTCTAGAGGGTTAACGTCCTTAGAAGTAACCTGATGCTCTACTTCAACATCAATGAAGTACTCAAGGTTGTCTTCTGGTATATCATTAACCTCATCTAGAGACCTTAATGCACTGTTCTCTCCAGCAACACGGGCAGATATCTTCCCTTCTACGAATAAGTTACGCTTAGCTACCTCAGCATCCTTAAGTGTATCGAACCCTGACGTACCATCCTTACCGAAGATAGCACGAGCTTTAAGGAAGTCACCGTTCTTCTCTAATGCTT